ATAGATCAATTGGTCAATTTGCTGGTTGTAAAGTTATTATTGACTCACAAGTTAACATCAACGACCCAACATCTACTGGTAATCGTCAGGAGTTCCGTTGCTACTTAATGAAGTCAGGAACAATTCTTGAAGGTGTTCAGCAAGATTTAGGAATTGAAGCTGAAAGAAACATCTTATCCAAACAAGATGTTATGTCTGTTGATTACCATAGTGCTTATCACGTTATGGGAACTAAATGGGGTTCTGCGTCTGACAACCCAACAAACGCAAACCTAAGAACAGGTTCTAACTGGTCTGCTACTTATGACATTGATCTCATCCCTATGGTTGAAATCTTTGTTAACACACCACTTGATAATGGTCTTAAGTCCTAAGATTATATAGGTGGTCCTCAAAAACCTCATCAAATATTGGTGGGGTTTTTTCTTTACGCTACAATAAAACTAAATTACTTTATTAATCGTGGCAGCAACTATAGATGCAACTTTAAAAGGAACTTCAGCTAATAGTTATGTCACATTAACTGAAGCTAATACATATTTTGAAACAGTACCAGACTCTTCAACTTGGACTAATAAAACTGACGATCAAAAAAATAGAGCTTTAATATCAGCTACAAGATGGATTGATAGTTTTGTGTATTACGGAGAGAGATGTGATGATGGACAGGCATTAAAGTTTCCTAGAAATAATTATCAGGTAGATGGAGTTGAATTAGCTTGTTCTGCAACTCCTAATAATATTAAATATGCACAATATGAATTAGCTAGAGCTTTAGCAAACGATACTGATGCTATTACTGGTACAACTGGTAAAGATGGTAATTTTTCTGAAGTTAAATTAGGAGATATTCAAGTTAAATATAATACTGATAGTCAGGGAAGTGGATCTGTAAATAATATTATGGATGTTTACCCTTGGTTACAGAGTTACCTTGGGGCATATATGCTAGGAGGAGCAGGTGCTTTTCAGATGAGGGTGGTTAGAGGATAATGGCAGGTCAATTAGATTCATTATTAAAGAGTGTTGCCAAACAGGTTGTTGCTGATTTAGGTAGTTCTTTAGATTCAACTATTGTTTATACAAAAAAAGGACTTTCAAGTTATAACGTAGATACTGGAGAAAATATTACTGTTGATACAACTTATTCAGATTTAAAAGTTCCTGTTGAGTTTGTTCAATCTACAGAAGATGATGGTAGAGAAAGAAGAGAGGCAAAGATATATATTACACCTGATTTGATTGGTGATAATCAACCTAGTTTTGAAGATGAAGTTACATTAACTTATGCTGGATCTACAAGAGTAGGACAGATAGTTAATATAGATACAAGGCAAGGTGGACAGACTTATCTGTTTACATTATTGGTGAGGTTTTGATGGCTAGAAGTAAAGGTATTGAAAATATAGAAAAGGATCTTACTGGTAACTTAGAACGTGATTTAAATACTTTTGTTCGTGCTGTATTAACTGATTTATCTACAAAAGAATATAGTCCTGTTGATACTGGATTTTTTGTTTCTAGTTGGACAGCTAGTACTCAAAGACCTAGACCTGATGAAGCAAGAGAATCAGTTGCTCCTTGGAGTAATATAAAACCTCGAAGGAGAGGAGATCAAAGTAATCCTCAAGCAGTAATTGAACCTAGATTTATTGATTCGATACCTAACTTTAAACCTTTTTCTAAGGTATTTATTGGTAATAGATCACAATATGCAGCTAGAGCTTTAGCTTCTCCTAATAGTCAAATACCTCAATATGTTCAAGGAAAATTAAAACCACTTATAGATAGAATATTTACTGAAAAACCAAAACTAGGTATTGCTGCTTTTGGTACTGGTGTTAGAGGTAAATCTGATAATGTTAGATTCAAAGGAAAAGGTATTGGTGGATTTAGTGATCCTAGTTCTGTATTTGTTGATTACGAAAATCTATGACTTTAGTTAACACAAGAGCAGCTTTTGAAAAAGCAGTTACCGATGCAGTTGCAGATGTTGATCCAACTGTAGAAATGATTTATGACAATATGGTTTATAAAACTCCTGGTAAGACTAAAAAATATATTGTTATGTCAATAGATTTTGCACAAGCTACAACACAGACTCAAGGTGCATCACAGGATTTTTACTCTGGGGTAATTCAATGTAATATTTATGTTCCTAGAGGAAAAGGTAGTGCTACGTTATCTGAATTAGGTGAAGCTGTTATTGATGGACTTACTTCTGTAAATGCTTCTACTTATACAGATACTTTTAGTTGTGATCCAAGAGTGCTTGATGTTGTCGGCCCTGCTCCTATTGAATTAGATGACTCTTCACATTTTTTAGGATTAATATCTTGCCAATTTACCGCTAACGCTTAGTATACTAAAGTAAGTATACTAATTTTATGACTAGAGCAGTTGATCTTTTAAAAAACAAGTTTGGAGTTTCTCAACTTTACAAACATGATGTAATTAAAAATGATGAGGTAATTCTTTCTGTTTATTGGAATCCATTAACTATTGCAGAAAGAGAATCAATACAGAAAAAATCATCTGACGATTCTAATGACTTTGCTTTACAATTAATGATTGAAAAAGCTTTAGATAAAAATGGTTCAAAACTTTTCCAAGATGGAGATAAAGCATCATTAAGAAGAGAAGTTGAAGCAAGTGTTTTACAAGAAATACAATTAGCTATGATTAATGCTGGTGCTGATAAGGAGGTTGAAGAGGCTAAAGCCGATTTGAAAAGCTAATAAAGATTGGCAATTTATTTATGGATTAGCTAAACAGTTGCATAAAACTGTAGCTGAATTATGTGAAACTTTGACTATTGAGGAAATGATGGGTTGGGCTGCTTATAATCAAATTGAAAATGAAGAATATGAAAAACAAAAAGAACAAGCACAAAAAGCTAGTGCTTTACGAGGCAAAAGAAGGTAATATAGGGAAAATGTTTTAATTTTTATAGCAAGTGGCTAATTATAATGTCGATATTGGTGTAAAAGTTAGAGGAGAAGAGCTTAAAAGGTTTGCAGATCAACTTAAGCAAACTTCAAAACAAGTAGATGGTGTTAATAAATTTCTTGATACTTTTAGAAAACAAAATATAAGAGTAAATGAAAGTATTTCAAATCTCAACGCACAATTATCTAAAGCTAGAACTACTTTTCGTGAGGCAACTGCTGGAACAAAACAGCAAGTACAGGCAGCAAAAGATTTATTACAAGCAAATCAAAACTTAAATAAAGGATTAACTCAACAACAAAAGTTACTAGATAACTTATCAGGAGCAACAGCAAAAAAAGCAGCAGCAGATCAACAACAATTACAAGCTGGTCTTTTAAGATTAGAAACTCAAGGAACTCGTGGTCTAGAAGAAGATTTTAAAACAAGGCAAAGGTTTCAAACAGAATTTGCAAATGAGTTAGATAAGGTTAATAAAAGTAGGCAAGAAGAAAATGATTTAGTTCAACAAAGTGTTGAAAAAACAAAACAAACTGTTGCACAGGAAATAAAAAAGAAATTTAGTATTATGGCTTCTCAAAAAGCAAGGAAAGCTAATTTTCAACAATCTGTTAGAGAATTTGAACTTGAAAATAGAATTAATAAAGTTTTACAAAATAGACAAAGATTACAACGAAGGAGACAAAATTTAGGTCGTGCTAGTTCAAACGCATTAATAGGTGGTGCTTTTCCATTATTATTTGGACAAGGAGCAGGTGCATCTGTAGGTGGTGCTTTAGGAGGTTTTGGAGGTGGATTATTAGGTGGACAGTTTGGTTTTGCTCTCTCACTTGTTGGTACAAGTTTAGGTGCTGCTGTAGATAGATTTGTTGAAGGTGCAAGAAAAGTAGGGGAAGCAATGAATGAAAATGGAAAAGAATTTGATAGAGTTCAAAATATTATTGGAAAAGAAGGTGCTAATAAGTTAAGTGCATTTGCTTCAAGTACAAAAACTTTATCTAAAACATTTGGAGATTTTATACTTGGAGCACAATCTGGTGTTGCAGGATTAATAGGTGTAACTGGAATTTTAAATAATTTAATTTCTAGTATGCAAAGACGTATAGCTGAAAGACAAGTAAAAAGATCAAATGAGTTTAAAACACGAACTAAAGGTTTAAGGAGTCAAGGTGGACAAGGTATAAAAAAAAGAAACATATTAAGTGAGATGACGGATGTGCAATTTGATCTTAATGTACAAAATTTTGCAAATGTTCAAGCAGATACAAGTTTTGAATTAATACAAGCTGAAATTCAAGGTTTAGAAAGAGAGGCGATTTTAAATGATGATATTACAGAAAAAATGAGGCAATCATTAGAAGTTCGTTTTCAACATCAAGATATTATGGAAAAATTAGTAAAAGCAGGAGCAGTAATATCAGATCAAGAAAGTGATATGATTCTTGATTTATTAGAACAAAAACAATTAAGACAAGACAATTTAGATTTACAAAAATTTCTTAAAGAAAATGCTAAAGAGATGAGAAGCCTTGAAGATGAAGACCAGAAAAATTATGACGATGCAATAAAAAAATTAGATAGACTTAAAGAAAGCAGTAATTCTGTAACAAAAAATCTAGAAGATCAAAATACAATAAATCAAATAAAATTAACAGGATCTGAATATGATATAGCTTTAACAGAGGCAAAAATTGGATTAACAAAAGAAGAATTAGCTTTATTTGATGAAGAAGCCTTTAAAATAGCTTTCAATAACAAATTAAGAATTGATGGTCTAACGAAACAAAAACAGATAACTCAAGATATTAAGAATTTACTTGCAACAGAAATGAGTACCGCAATTAAAGGTTTGATAACAGGAGCAAATAGTTTAAATGATGCCTTTAGAAATGTTTTAAATAAAATGGCAGATGCTTTTTTAAATATCGGTTTATTTGGAAATGTCGCTGGTAATTTAACGAAAGGTGGAGGATTATTAGGAAACATATTTGGTGGATTACTTGCTAATGGTGGTCCAGCAAAAGCAGGTAAGTCCTATATAGTAGGAGAACGTCTC